CCATCTCCATCTTTTAAACCTGATAAATTACTTTTACTTTTTGATAATGGATATAATATATCTGGTAATGCAGGCAATTTGTTAAGTCTTAATTCTTCATTACTCTCCCTCATTCTTCCTTTTTGTTTGACTATTGTATATGATTTATTACCTGTTTTATAATCTACTTGAAACCCACCTATGGTTATTTTATCTGCTCCACTTTTTAACGAAATATTTTTTGGCTTTGAATAATATAGATGTATGCCTCTTCTTGTTTTTAAATAAAGTGTAGGATATCTCTGTAAAATAAAATTTATAATCTTATCTTCATTTTCATTATCATTGTCAAAATCTATTACAACAGTATTGCTATTTAATAATAATCCTGCATTTAACATATGTTCACATGTAGTAGAAAATATATCAAATGTATTAAGAGGTCTCTTATTTTCATCTAATTCTATAAATTTTAGCATTCATTTTCCTCCTAATATAAATTTTTCTTACATAAGTTAATATAAAAATTTAAATCTAATTTACTTTTATCAAATGTTTCTATATTTTCATTATGAATTATATTATGTTCAGATGTATTAGCTATTTTTTGATAAGAGTCTTTTTTTCGTTTATATATTCCACCATATCTAAGATCATTTGTAGCAAATACTCTATTTACCTTTTGTGTTCTTCTCAACTCTCCATTATATTCATAATACATTCCATCATAAGTCTTTCCCATCTTACATACAATCTGAAATGGATATAAATTATTATTTTTATAACAATCTATAATAGTTTGATGTACTGGAATATCTTTAATATAATAATTAACTAGTGCTTTATCTATTATTGTTAAAGTATTTTGTTCAAATCCAACTTTGTCAAATTTTGCAAATCTACCTTTTGCTTTTATCTTTCCATTTTCAAATTCAATTACATAATTATTAACATCTCTTTGAGCAATTTTTATTATTTTATCCATATCAAATGTTAAGTTAAATCTTTTTTCAAAATCCTTTACAACTTGTTCTATTTTTGAATAATCATTATATTTTACTATAATACCATCTGTATTACTTTGTATTAATTGACCGAACTGAAGCCAATTCATTTATAAGTTGGATTAAAATTAATTGACCATTAATGCATATATTATTAGCTTGTTTTGGGTCATATAGTGTATTAAATTCACTTTTCATCGCTCCAAAAGTTGCATTTAATAGTATTTTATAAATCTGTTGTTTTGGATTTTTTTGAGCTTTTAATTTATATCTCATTTCTCTTAAATGAGTAAATCTTTCTGGCTCCTCACTTGCTCTACTCATAAAATTATTATTTATAATTAAACTAGGATAATAACTACTAACATCTATTTGTACAAATTTTCCTTTATCGTTATATTTTTCTATAGCACCATGTAAACCACCAAATGCTACAATATGTGGCACCCCAGCTATATCTATTTTCAATTTCCTACTCTCAATTTCCTTATAATCTGTTCCACATCTATAGTCATATTCACACTTTTCAAAAAATGCTATCACATCTTTTGGAATTTTTGAAAAATCAATATTTTTACAATAATCTATGTGCAATCTATCTTTTGGCAATTGTATTTTTTTACATTTTAGTACCTTACTAGCCAATATTGCTCTAGTATTTGTTATACATTCTAATGGTAAGTTAAACTCCTGTACTATTTCAAACTTACTCTGAAAATAATTTTGCCTTTTATTAAATAATATTTCAGTAGTATCCACATCATTTTTGCAATATTCAATTAATTTCTTTTTTTCTTCATCTGTTAAATTTCTTTCTATATCAAAATCAACCTCACTTTCAACTATACTCATGCCGAATATTTGCTTGTGAACTTTTTAACCCTACTCCCAATGGTAATTCTTGCATAACATCTAAAGACAATAAATTTAACTTTAATCTAGGTCTAATTTGCTTTTTTATAATTAATTCTGATATTTCATAAGGATTTTTATTTAATAATATAGCTACTAATATATAATTGTCATAACCATAATTATTAAATCCCACAAAAATATTCTTCTTATGTTTTTCTATATATTCATTTAATTCTTGATGATTATTGTTTATCACATGGTAGTTGCCATCTTGCTTGAAGACAACTAACCACATGCTTTTCATAACTTCAAAGTCAAAATAAATAAATGGACTCATTTACATCACCTCTTTTATACATTTGTTGGTGTTACTTTATAATTACTATATTCATTTTTTGTTGTTTGTTTCACAGTCGCTGTATTTCCACATAAATTTAATAACGCTTCTGTTAAAATTTCCATACTTTGAAAAGAATCTATTGGTAATTCATACCCAAAATCATGAGTCAATTTAGTAACTTGTTTTATACTTCTACTTATTGTTTTTTCTGTAAAAAAGTAATTTACAAAAATATATCTCCCTGCATGTTCTCCATCTAATACATTAAATTTAAATCCGATCCATTCATTACCTGTTTTTTCTGATTTTTTATTTGCCACATCTTCTAACAAGCAGTTATATTCTCCATCAGGTAAATTTTCAAAATCATCTACTTTGTCTGTAGCAGGGTTAAATCCTTTCAAAGTTTCATTTGCAATACTTAATAAATCTATCATAATTAATTTTCCTCCTTATTTTTTATTGGTGTTATTTTCTTTATATCAATAGTATTTTCATTTTTAAATACACCTTTTACATTTTTCAATATTTTTAATATTTCTTTATTTTCAATGTCTTTCTCTTCATATTGATCTCTTTTGTTATCACACAATTGTAAATATGTACTTCCAACTTTTCTACATTTTATAGATAAATCACATCTTCCCATACACATATTATAAAATTTTTGTTCCAAACTAGGCTTTTCTATTGTAGTTTGCCCCTCTAATACTTCTAAAACATGACTTATAAAAATTACATTGTATGGTAGTTGACTAAGTCTTACCATTAGTTTTTGCCATGTGTTTTTCACATCTGAAAAAGCTTTTCCATATGGTACATCTGCTTCATTTTCCACATTATATTTTTTACATACATATGTCTGTAACATTGTTTTTACATCATCTATTAAATCTATAATTATTGTTTTAAATTCATGCTCACCTTGTTCAATTTCTGTCATAACTTTTACAAATGTTTCAAAATCATAAACCTCTATACTCGGTGTTTCAACTTTTTTTGCATTTCCGTCAGTATTTACAATAAGTGGATTCGGAAATAACCTTGCTAAATATGTTTTTCCACTCATACTTCCACCCCATATGAAAAAATTCTTGGGTGTGATATTTTTTTGTTTTAACTCATTTTTTGGCAATAATCCCATCAATTTTTTCCTCCTTTTAATATTCTTCTATACTTATTTGTCCATCTAATATCTCTTTTGATATTGTTGTTTTTACATATCCTTTTTTTGTACTCTCCCTCTTGTATTCTTCATATATATCAGGTCTTTCTTCTTTTAATTTTTTACTATCTAAAGAAGTAGTAACTGTACTATCAACTCTTGTTATTGTTATTAAATTTGTCTTGAATGATGTAACATTATTTTCCATCATTGCTTCATATAACTTTTCTTTTGCTTTTTTAAATTGTGTTTCTATTTCTTTATATTTCAATAATCCAATCTCTAATTTTGCAACTTCATTTGTTAATGTCTGCAACTTATTATCATTATAAAAGTGTTGATAAAACTCTTCTTCTGTCATTGTTGGATTTTCTTTAAGAATATTCATACAATTTCTAAAATCATCAATTTTCTTTAGAATAATATCAAATTTATCTTTATCTCTCTTTATTTTCTCAATAACTAACTTCTCAGGGGTAAATTCTAAATTAAAGTATGTTATTTCATTTTCTAAGTCATAATCCACTCCCCAATAGAAATCATCTGGTCTTGGATACCCTACTAAATAACATTCTTCTATATCAAATAACTCCATATAAAATTGAATTTGATGTGAATAATAATCTACATCTAATTTTTTACCAAATGTCTTTACCTCCAGTAATAATCCATTTTCTTTATCTATTCCATCACAATTACCACGTAACATCAATTTTTCATTAATTATTGTATCCTCTTTAAAATCTAAATTATATTCTGCATTAATATACTCTCTTATCACTGGTTCCATTAATTGTCCATATTTTGTATATTCATTTCCATTAAAAGGATTATCTATTATTCCAGCTTTTATTTTTGCAAATTCATATACTGTTTTTCCATATTTCTTATTTAAATCTAATATACTTGGCAAATCTGAACCTCCAATATATTTATGTCTATCTATTAATACATTATTATTCATTCTTAACCTCTCTTTCCCATAAACTTACATTAAAATCTTGTTTCTGTTTTAAATTATTATAAATTTGTTCTTCAATTGTATTTCTTGTTATAAATCTATAACAAGTGACTTTTTTATCTTGTCCATTTCTGAAACATCTTCCATAACTTTGATAAAATTCTGTATAACTCTCTGTTGGACTAAAATAGATTATTATATTAGCATATGTAAATTCTACCGCTTCTGAACCAGATTTATAATTTGCTAGTGTTACAGTATTTTTTACTTTATTCCATTCATCTTTTTTAGGATAATTTTTTTCTTGTCCATTACATGTATATATTTGTTTGTTAATTATATTTTTTATTTCTTGGTATTCGTCTTTGTAATTATAAAATATAACTATATTATCTTCTGTTGATTCTATAAAATCACTTATATATCCTAACTTATCTTTTAAATTACAATACATTCTTAAACCATGTCGTAACTTCATTAAATTATCGTATATTTCTGTTTCAAATATTCGATCTTTTTTTATTTTATTATATTCTTTTGATTTATTAAAAAATACATCTATAAAATTCAAACTTGGCAAATCCAAAGCCTCCTCTTTTGTCAGCTTCTTTGATATTAAATTCCACATATTTTTTAACTTATTTTCATTTCTCCACCCCAATACTTCAGCATATCCCTTTTCATTTGTCATTATTGCATTTTCTTTCAAAAATCTAGTTTTATTTTGTGTTAAACCGAATATTTTAAAATAATTTATACTATCTTCCCAACCATTTGGTATTGTTGTTGCACTAAGTAGAACATATCCACATGCTATTTTACTTAATTTATAACATGCCTTTCCCCATACTCCAGTTGAATTCTTTAACCTATGACATTCATCAAATATTACAAAATAATTCTTAAAATCTTTATATTTTTTATGAACCATATTGTATGTACATATTTCATATTTTATATTAGGATAATGTTCTTCTATTGTTCTTTGCCAACCTTGTTCTTTAATCTTACTTGCAGGTGCTACTATCAATAATGGACTTTCTTTAAAAAAATATTGATGATGATGTAATGCCATTATCGTTTTTCCTGTTCCAGTATCCATATCATAAATAAAATTCTTTTTATTCTTTAATCTTACATAATCAAAATATTTTTTTTGAAACTCATATAATTGTAATATTTTCTAACACCTCCCTTACATCATTCACTGTTCTTGCTATTATTGTTATTCCTCCCGCTTCTTTTATTTGATTTAAATTAATTTCTTGCAATACTGTTGTTTTACCTTTTTCATTTTTTACCTCTATGGCTATGAAATATCCTTTATAGCAAGCGATTATATCTGGTATTCCTGCTGTCTGATATCCCCCTCCCCAAACTTTAAAATACCATGCTTTCTTTTCTTTTAAATACTTTTTTATTTGGTTTTCTATTGCTTTTTCTCTCATCTTATACCTCTATACTCTTTTAATTAATTGAATGTATTGATATATCAATTTTGCATTTGCTCTTATTTCTTCTCCTGTATTTTCTTTATCATTTAATTCAACTAATTTAAATAATGTTCTTATTGTTACTTCTTCACAATATATTAAATCTTCTCTTTTATACTCTTGCAAAATTTTTATTGTTCTCTTTCCCTCTTTATATTCTGTATTTATTTTCCCTCTTGTTTTTAGCCTACTTATCATCACTTTTATATAATTCTTATCTAATCCTGTTCCCTTTGTTATTTCATCATTTGTTGCGTTTGGATTTTCTTCCAAATAATCTAATATTTTTGATAATTTTTCATTGATCATGTATTGCCCTTTCTAACTTCTTATGCTATAATTAAACATAAGAAGTATTTATTTAAATATTTTGTTTGTGTTATCTGTTTTTTTGATCACTAGTAGATAACACTTTTTCTATCTTTTTTAATGTCACACAATAGTTTTCTCTGGTCATTTCTGCAAATATTAAAATATTTAAAATTCTACTTTTTTCACCTGATAATATTTCATTATTCTTTATTATTTTATCTAATACCTCATTTTCATTTTTCACTAAAATTACTGTATTAATAATTATTCCTGTAAATAAAATTAACATTAATATTGATAATAAAATTTCCATGATATTTTTTCTCTCCCCTCTTTTTAATTAATTAATTCATTTACTGTTACATCTAGTGCTTTTGCTAATTTCTTTAAAGTTTGTAATCTTGGACTTGTAATTTTACCATATTCAATAAATTCTATCGTTCTATGTGAAATTCCCGATTTTCTTTCTAACTCTAATTTACTATAGTTTTTTTTCTTTCTATATTTTGTTAAATTTTCACTTAACATATATACACCTCCCTTTAAACACGCAAAAAATGCTTGATATAAGAATTTTTATATTCTCATATCAAGCATTTTTATATTACAACAATAACCCAATAACTTTTATTTTGTGCAATGTTTGTTATATATTTTATAAGAGAACAGATTTAAATCATTACTCCTCTTCCCTTTATTTCTTTGATTTTTACTCGTGTTGCTAATATATAAATAAAAATACTTTGATTTGATTTTTGTGTATATAAAAATTTTTACATGAAAAATTAAAAAAATTCTTATTTTCTATTTATACTACATGTAAAGTAATTTGTCAATACTTTTCATGAAACTTTTTTATTTTTTATCGGATTTTCAAATTTTGATTTTGCAAATTGACTACTTATTTGATGATAAGTATCGGTGATTAATGCAATTTTAAATTCATCATCTTTAGAAGTATATTTTCTATGTCTATCATATATAAAATTCGCACTATAACAATAATATTCTAAACTTTTTAAAACAACCTCTACTTGACAATCCAATAATTCAATATTATTTTCTCTAATAATATCTGTATCAAACTTCATATTATCCCTCCTATGCTAATTTATTTAATGGATTTTTGCATACTGCTTCATAAATCTTTTTATTATGTACATGAGTATATATTTTTGTACTAAAAATAGACGAATGACCCAAAAATTCTTTAACTAAAAATATATCATTAGTTTGTTGATATATAATAGTTGCTGCAGTATGCCTCAGTGTATGTGTTGTATACCCATTATTTTCTAATCCCATTAATTTATATGCTTTTTTACAAATATCATCAATTCCATC